TCTTTTTAAATTGATTCTTGCCAAACTGGAATGAATCTTCCATCTTCTGTTCTCGTATATGTAAGCATACCATCTCCAAGTCGTCTTGTCAACTCTTGTCTCGTAGGAGTTATATTATTAGTGACTAACTTATCTTTTCGTGGTGTTCCAATATGGTAGGAAGCCAGTATATCACGAATCTCATAAACTTGCGACTCTGAATAGTAACTTCTTACCTGCCAACCTGTCTCTCCGCCCTTCTGAGATCCAGTTGGACGTGGGATTATTCCACGGTTCATTAAGGATGGCATATACTTTTTATGGCGATTGACTAGCTGAGCTGTTTCACCTACGGTATAGGCTCTTTCACGCTTCTTCTTAAAATCTGTGATTAAACAACTTTCAATTCTATCCTGAACAATATTATAAACAGACATAATACCATTAGATTTATTTAGATGATGAATACGAACAAGATCACCATTCAAGAACCATACCTTTTTATTACCAGAAATAGTTCCTGCAAGGTTATAGTCTTCTGTGCTTAATCGTCTAGGAAGATCAGCCATGGTTACCTATTAGACTGGAACACCAATAGCGATTAGATGTACCTTTACCGCTACCGATCCTGCAGTATTAAATCGAATAGTGCCATCTACTCTTGAGGTAGATATATTTTGAAGAATTACTGATACCTGCTGACCAGCTGATGTTCCCTCTAGCAATACTGGAGTGGCTGTAACGATAGGTGGATACTTAAATTCACCCTTAAAGGTATATGAGAATGGCTGAGTAGTGTCAGCATTTACAGTAGTGGCTGTCTGATAAATTACCTTTTCTCCAGCTACCATTTTTGTTTCAGTAATAAGTGAGTTCTGGAGTCCATTAGTAGTATCAATAGATGCATACTTGTATGTTGCAGAGCTAGTCTGTGCTGCGATTTCATTAACTGCTTCAACTATTTGATAAATATAAGAAACGTCTAGAGGCTGTCCTCTATCTGGCGTAGGTATTTTTGACATATATCTATTATAGCATTAGATATTTGATTCTGCGGAGTGGAATAAAATTGCTCCTGCAGACAATACTTTTTTATCTGTAGATGCTTGTACTAAAAACTGTATTCTACTTGCTGCAGCAGTGGCAATCATTGAAAATGTATTTGATGTGACAGTTCCCTGAAATACATAATCCCCCCAAGCTGCTGGAGAACCAGTTTGAATTCGTGCATAGACATCAAAGTATTTATTTGTTATAGTGTCTGGCATAGTCCAGGTTAGATTTGCAGTTTTACCAGATACAGAAAGACTCTTTAATATTTCTCCACCGAGATTTACTCTTGCAAGGCCAGCGTTGTCAACATAACTTCCAGTATCTGTACTAGCTACTGAAAATTGAGTTGTAGATCCTACATCGGTAATTGTTGTAGATACATAAGAATACTTTGTAGGATTGGTATCTGAAATAGTTACAATATCCCCAACCGAAAAATTGTGTGGGGTTAGCGTAGTGTAAGTGACCTTAGTTCCACTTGCTGAAATATTTGATATAGTCTTAGTAAGGTATGGAACCTTTACAGTATATAGTGGAGACCATTGAGAAATTCTATTTCTATCGTCTGACACTACCCTATATCTAACTAGATACTTATTATCTGCTGTCATTGCAGGTAAATCTTTTATTGGAATAGTTACCTTTTTTATTACAGACACTATACACTCACGTCTATCGCAAATCTAAATTCAACTAGGTTAGTAGTATTTGCAAGCTTTACAATTGTAGCGGCATTGGTATTTTTTATTACAGAATAACCAGTCATTCCATATAGTGGATTTGGAGATGTTAGATTATCAATCCTCATTGCATCAATCGCTACATAGTAATCAGATGATGGGGTATCTGTATCATCTAGGACTGTAGCATACATTTTTACAACACTAACATTGTTCCAAGTAAATCCAGTGCTAGTATATAGGGACTGTAACTCTTTTTCTATTACTACATATCTATTATTTACTAGGTCATAGTTATTACCATGTAAGTCTGGGCCAGCACCATGAACTGCCTCAGCTTCGAACCGAGCCCAACTTCCAGTACCGTCATCGGTTGATGCAAACTCTACTAAGATACGAACCTTTGATGGATGAATATTTGTAACTTCTCCATTTTTATTTATAACGGAGAAGGCAATTTTTATCTTATCTTTTGGTAAGTTTTTGCTAAGGTCTACTCTTGCTCCTGTTAGGTGTATGTGGTGTGATCCAGGAGCAACTATCAAGTGATTAGTAGTTACAGTTCCACCAGAAGTATATGTAGCACTAGTATTATTTGCTAATACGAAAGTATTAGTATCTGTACCAACGCTAAGAACTGTAGCATTTGTCTTATTGTATCCAGATGGGGTTACGCCTGCTACTGTAACTACATCTCCAGCCTTAAGGGTATGTGGAACAGTAGTTGTATAGGTTACATTGGTACCATCTTTAGTTGCCGCTGATATGTTAACTAGTTTAACTAAGCTTGCATCATTACCTGCCATAAAGATAGACTTATTAAAGAATCTAGACTGCTCATATCTTGCTATTCTACTATCTACCTGCATAGTTCTATTATCAGCATTGGTTGAAAATACTGGAGAATCTTGTGTAATTATAGATGGGTGGTCTACTGTACCGAGAGATGCGGTAACTGTTGGAATCTGCACAGAACCAGAAGAGTTATGGTACATCCAGTTTTCTGAGTCAGAGAAGGTAAACAGGGTTTTACTGTCTGCTGCACCAGCTGATGGATTAGATCCAGAGGAGAATACTCCAATTTCTGATATCTCATATCGCTCAGTAGTTGGTAATTCTGCTGTGAACACTATCTTAGATATACCGTCTTCATTAACATATCCACGAGATATGATTGGCACTCTAAACATCTCAAAGTCTAATGTCTGATAGTCTGAATAAACACCTAAAGAACCATTAGAGGCTATTGGTTTAGCTCCACAACCAATGGCTATATGTGAGGCATACGCAGGTGCCTGGCCAATAAGATATTTGGCAAGAATATTTCTACCTGTATTTGTAATCATTAATTATCTCCTAGTACATTGTACCATTAAATGGACTTTGTATCATTATATGCAGATATTGATGTTAAAATTTCTACCTCAATCTGCTCACCAATCTTCATATTAGTTACCTGAATTTCTAACTCATTAGAAGAGTTTATCTTTATATGGCTAGCGTCAGTGCTTGAGAACTCTTCGATAGTATGGATATCTAAATTAATTGGAAAGTTTGATAGGTAATTACTAGACGAGTCTGGCATTGGAATAATATTTTGAGAACTATATTGAATAGCAATATCATTTAAATTAGTTATAGGCTGATATGCTAGACCACTACCAGTTATTAGGTCATGTCTAGATAGACTTATAAGCTCTTGGCCACCAATATCTTCAAAGATAAGATTTGTCATTAACTCTACTGGTAAAGTTTCTTGATTTACCAGTATTATATCTGGAGTAGCTACCTTAACTGATGTTGTTGGTATTGCAGCACTACCACCGCTTGTAACGTTGTTACTACCATTACCATTGCCATTACCAGATTGTCCATCGCCACTACCGCTACCTGAAGGAAGTGGGGATAAGTTAGATCCAGGAGCATTTCTAGAATCCGCTGCTAATATTAAGGAAGAGTTAGATCCAGGAGCATTTCTAGAATCTGCCTTCATTATCCAAGAAGAGTTAGATCCAGGAGCATTCCTAGAGTCTGCTACTATCACTGGAGATGTATTAGATCCAGGAGCATTTCTAGAATCCGCTGCTGTTTTTGCTAAAATCTTTTCCCATGAATCTGCTGATGGCATACTATACTACCTCACTTAAATAAACTGTCATGTCTGGGCCAGTACTAGTTTTCTGATACTCTATATTATAAACAATAAACCTTGTAGATGGATCAGCAATCTGATTTATTCCATCCTTTGCATAGTCAATATTTACAATATCTCCCAGCTGAATTGTAGGATTAGCAAAAATCTTTACCCCCACAGATAGTCTTGGCTTTGCTATTTTTGATAAAATCCAAGACATCATTTCAGTAGCGGCATCCTGACTTTGAATATATGTAGCATCTAGGTTAAACTCATTCTTACCATAAATTAATCTACTAGACTTAATGTCATAATAATCTTTCTTCGCTACTAGTGGTGAGTCAATTAAAGTATTATTAACTATATTTGGATTAGAGAAATCACTCTTTTTAGAGTAGAACTCATCTACTGTAAGGTCAGACTGTGCCCCTTGTGTAAATGTAATACCAAGAATTCTTAAATAATTTCCACTTGTCTCATCAAGTGTCAGAGTCATATCAGTATTGTTAAAGATAAGGAACTCTGCGCCATACGATCCGCCATAGAATCCAGATACAGTATATCCACGAAGACTATTAAACGTTGGAGCTATCTTTGAGTATAATGCTGGGTATGCTTTATCATACTTAATATTAAAGTATGATGCCTCTCGCATTACCGTTCCAAATTCTTCATAATATATATTATGTTTTGGTGGCTCTGTAGCACTTATTCCAGATAGATATGTAGACTGTACCATTCCACTTATCGCATATTTTCTAAACGATTCATTTGCCGTAATCTGACTATCTCCAAATACTGAATCAGCTACTAGATCTGTTCCAAATGAACTATTTTCTGAATAGTTATTAGAGAGTGCATATAGATTTTCAAACATGCACTTGGATGATCCACGAACAAACATCGCAATATTATTATATATTGGCAATGGCGAAGTGTCTTCTAGTGTAGCTACCTGAGTATTGTTTAAGTATAGATAAAATCTTCTTACCGATCCAACATCTTGATACTCTACAGCAATATCATAAACAGTATTCTTTGATTCGTCTGCAACTCTAGACTGACCAACAAATGTTCCACTATCTACCTGTACCTGAGCAAGACCTCCTGGCCAGATATCCTTTGTACCAACTGTATTTAGAAATACTGGAATTGCCTTATCGCTATCTGCTCCTGCTGAGGCATTTCTCTGTAATTTATAGAATGTTATATTCTTTATCATAGTTGAATCAACATATTGCTGGGTGTTATCTTCAGATAGTGCAGTTATTTCAAAGTAATACCCTTCGTTGGTGTTGGGATTAACCATAACGGCTAGACCGCCGCCGCCACCTGAAATTGTTATGTTGGCACTACTGTCTTTTTGAGTTGCAGTATAGTATGGTGTGGCACCAGTAGCTGACTGAACGCTAGTATCATTATTTTGAACCTTACCCACGATTCTAATTCTAGTTCCAAAATTCTTAAATGCCGTACCAGCTGTAGAAACTTTACCAGTTTTTACATCCACAGTTGTTACTGCAAGTGGCTTATAGACATATGATAAAAAGTCTTGTGGTGATTCGTCAGCAGCGAATGGCGGTCCTTCCATGACAAAAGCAGATGCCTGGACAGTTTGTCCATCTGTTTGGCTAGATGTAGATATATCTGTTTCCTGCGCATATGTTTGACTTAAGAAGTTTTTGATGATTCCACCTCGTGAAGTTTTACTGGCTAGTGTCGGATTGATTCCAGACTTTCCAGTAACTGTAGAGATCCCATTAGTGTATATTAGTGATGGATCAAATAAATACTTTGACTCCATATTGCAGCCTCTAACTGGAGTAGTCTTAGCATCACTATTTGTCCAATAGTTATTAATTCCAGCCGAGTGACTAGTTATAGTCGTGCCAAACTGTCCTCTTCCGTGCTTTGCTACAGCTCCAGATCTTAAGAAAGTTATATCATTTACGATATCATAATTAGGCTCTGCATAAATTCTTACACGTCCTGTAGGGTATATCTTTCCATTAAATGATATTTGAGAAAAGTAATTTTGATAGTCCTGAATATTTGATATCCAAACATTACCAACAGATGCAACGTTATACTCTACAGCATCATATTTAATTACTTCTCCATTAGCATAGAAGTATCCAGTATATCTAGGCATCCAGTATACGGCTTCACCAAGATCAATAATATTATTTATAATTTCACCATTATAAACAGACGGTATGTCTGAAGTTAGTGTCGAATTGAGTGGTATTGCAGCTAGTGCATACTTACCCTGTGTAGCAGTCTCATTATTAACCGACTTAGTGTTTCCAGATCCAGACACTTCCCAGAGCATGGCAGGCTTATATATCCATCGCTTTTCTTTATCTAAAAGATATGCTTGCTTAATAGTTCCATAACTCTTTTGAATATACCTAGTCGTATATGAGATCTTACCATCATTATAGACTGTATTATTTTGAGAAGCTATTTCTACTATATTTGCAATAGTCTTGTTATTTCTCTTATTCTTAACTACCCCAGATGATTCACTATCTTGTGAGCCATAAAGTGTCAGGTCTGTAATTCTATCTGTTATTGCTGGCATTAGGTAGCCTTTGGTCATTAAGATAAAGTTATTAACTTCATCAAAGAACATGGCTGTTTGAGTAGATATTGCTAGAGACTGTAGAACTTGTGCAACCGTCTGCTTTGGACCAATAAAGAAAAAAGGAATTATTGGATCTACTTCGGATGGTAGACGCTTAAATTCATAGTTTGAGAATCCAATAGAGTCCATCAGTAGTGAAACTGCATAAGATAGAGAAACATCCTCTATTAATATTTCTGGTGCTGTAATTGATTCGAAATAAAAATATAGATCTCTAAGCTGTATAGTTACTGTCTGATCCTTGTTATTTATTGTTGGGAATCCCTCAGAATACATTGTCTTTATTGGAACATAGTGATTAACTGTCTGCCCCCTACCTGTTACTGGATTAATTATAGGAACATCTACGACTATTTCATAGAACTTTATTTGCATATGTCTATTAATATATTTTGCAATAATGCTATTAGGGTTTTCAGCATTAAATGCTTGGTCGTAGTCAAAGATATCTAGTGAACCAGTTGCAGCCAATAGCTGCCCTACTGGAAGTCCATCGAGTCCTAGGTCTGATGCTGGCTTTTTGACTGAAAAGCTTTTAGTCTTTTCTGAAAGATCTACAACTAGTCTTGGTGATAATTCAATTAGATCTAGAGTTGAGCCAAGCTTATTCATAGTCTCGACAACAATTCTTATTCCATTAATATATGTAAACTCTTCTAGCTGAATCTTTCCATCACCTGGATTTATATGCATCTTATGATTTACGGTATCAGTAACTACACTAGTAGTTTGAGTTGCCTGACTATCTTCTAAATACCAGCCAAACTTTGGTTCAAATGATTTATATGAATTATCAATCCAGATATAGTATCTACCTGGCTCTGATACATTCTTTTTTACTAAGTATGCGTGACCATTAACATTAGAAGTTGGCAACAATGATTGTGACGTATATTGTCCATCATAAACAAATATATCTTTAAAATCATTAGGGATTATTAGTCCATATGATATTTCAACATAGCCATCTGTGCCAATAACTGCAGATCCATCTACTCGCTTGCTATGTTCATCAAATTTAATTGCATCTACCCAGCTATTATTTGAATCTAAGTATTGAATTTTCCAAATAACTGGAGTTGTTTTATTAGCATCTCCATAGAAAGGATCTGCAGAAGTTCCAAAAGAACTAGAAAAGGGTCCTAGGTCTACATTACCGACATTAGTTTGTAGCTTAGTTATAATTCTATTAACTGGTATTTGATTCTTATATACCACATATGGTACAGCATCGTCAATATAGTTACGATTGTTTACTATCCGATTAGCAATTCCATAATCAACGCCTGACTCTGTTCTGAATGATGTCCAGTATTTAAAAAGATCATTCTTGTCTGCCATGTAATATCTAGGACGATTAAACATTTCAGAATTACTGTGGTGTAAATACTTAGTAATTCCATATCTTATTTTATTGATTCCAGAGCGTGGTCTAAATCTAGTAAAGCAGTCCTCTAATGAATATAGTAGCGACTCTTTAGCTTTTTTAGATATAAAGAATATTGGTTGGTCTGTAGTAGTATCCATACCACCATCGATAATAGTATCGGCATCTGTAGCACCAGCATAAAAATTTCCAATATCGTTGATATCAAATGAGTTTGGTAGAGTTGAATAGACTGAAGATGGTCCAGCAAATTTACGATAACGATAATTACCGATGCTAGCAAGATTATCTGCGAAGTTCATATTCCATTCTGCAAAAACTGCAGACTGTGATTTTATAGTAGATGCTGTCTCTAAATGAGAGTTTAATTCTGTATCAAGAAACATATTAAGCCTCTTCCAGGCTAACAGTTATGTTCCAAAGATCTCCCTGATTATTGCTACGGTTCTCGACGGTATAACTAATGTCTGATATAAACATTTCTACTATTTGATTATATTGAGTAAGTCGTCCATATTGATCAGATTGTCCCTCAAAATTATCTGGTCTATCGTATGCTAGATATACCCAGAATGAACCTTCGTGATTTTCATACCAGTTTAAGAGATCTACTCCACCAGCACCACCATCCACTGTATACTCTTGGTCTGCACCGCTAGATTTTCCATATACACCAGCCATTGTAGACTTTCCAGTTGCTGGATCAAAATCTGGAAATACTACATATGATCTAGATGGAAGTTTTGACCAAGATACTGATAAAGTTAATTTATCTGCAATATGGTATGAACGCATACGACCATTTATCATGCGTTCTTTGCGATCAATTCTTGTTGGCTTAAAGTCTAATGGTCCTCTATTGTGATCTGATAATACTATAAACTGATCTACAAGTGATGCATCTGTAATTAGATCTGGATTAGTTCCAACTTCATAACCATCAGGGATATAAATTCCATTGGTTAGGGTTCCAGGATTTTCTGACCAAAGCATTGCTTGCGGTCTGTGAAACTTTTTCCTGTTAGTGATATAGGAATTACTAGCCATTGAATTTATTTCCTCTAATACGCTGTCCATTAGTCTGGTTAATCTTCATCATTACAGCTTGTGCAATTTGATCAGGGTTTGCGTCTGATCTTACATTAACATTGACACTATAATTATACACTGAACCATCATAGTTTGTATTAGATACTCCAACGTTATTAGATACATTATTACCTAATGGTGCACCACTATTTATTGCTCTTAGATTGTCTACACCAAAGTTATCTACCGCAAACTTTTTAACAACAAATTCTCCTGGAGTAAGCATTGCAGGAACAGTGTCCGTACCCTTAGCATATCCACCAACTGCATAGTAGTTTGGAACTATTCCACCCATAGACTTAGTTACTGGTGTCTTCTGATCCATTAGTCTCATGTATTGCTGTATTGATAGACCCGATGCTTTAAATGCTGTAGCTGATGCAGCAACTGCAGCATCTGTTGGACTATTTCCTGTAGCCGTTGTAGTATTTGAACTATTTGCATTAGCAGCAGCTAGGGCTGCTGGACCTGCTGCAGCAATTGCCTTGTTATAATCTGCAAGACTTGTGGTTGCTGCATCAATACTTGCCTTCCAGTCATCCCATTGAGCTTTTTGGTCTGCAATACTCTTCAAGCTTGCATCCTTAGCACGTGCTGCTAGATCATAGGCTGTCTGTGCAGGCTCTAGTTGCTTAATCTGAATATTTAGTATTTGTTCCTGAATAATAGCAGATGCAGCCTCAATGTCTTTTCTGGTCATTAGCTTACCATTAACATTTGCTGTTACAGAATCAAGTTCTTTTTGCTTAGCATCATCCAATGCTTGCTTTTGATCCGTTGCAGACTGAGATGCATTTTGAGCATTCATATCTTGTGCCGCTTGGGCAGCTGCAGCAATATCTCCAGAAGACAAGGCTTGAGCTAGACTTAACTGACCCTTTTGTTGGTCAACGATTCTCTGATTAATCTTTGCAACCTTATCAAGAGCCTTTGCACGTTCATCATACTTTTTGTTGATTTCATCTTCACGGAACTTTATCTTACTTAGACCATCATTGTACTGATTTAGACCAGTAGTTGATTTAGTTCCAGTTTGAAGATCTTGAATATCTTGGTTAGCCTTTAGGATAGTAGCTGTTAATCCTGCAGTACTCTTTTCAAAATCACGATTCACGATATTTGACTGAGAATCAAGGTATTTAGTTCCAGTATCATATAGTTTTTGGAATTTATCTTGAGCACTAGTTAAGCTATCTGTTGCATCCTTTTCGGCCTTTAGTGAATCTATTACATCTTTAATTGCCTTAGCTCTAGCCTTAGCCCCCACAGTAGCCTTGGCAGCCGCAAGGGCAGCCTGAACGTCTGAACGTGCAGCCATTGTCTTAACGCTCTCAGCATCCAGTCCAGCAGCCGCCAGCTGCTTCCTAGCCGCAAGTTCTGATGCAGCACCAGATACTATACCCTTTTGTGCAGTCAAGAAGTCTGTAACTGTCTTAGTATTAAATGCAGCTAGTAGAGCCTTACCATGATCATTCAAAACCTTGACTCCATTTGGAAGAGTCTTTAGGTAGTACTTTTGGGTAGCAGCATCAGCACTAGTAATTGCTGATATAAAGTCAGAGTTATAGCCCTTCTTTACCATTGATAGGTTAAGTAGGCTAGCTGCTACTGAAGCTTTTGTATCTGTTAGAAGTTGCTTTGGATCGGTACCGCCGCCGCCAGAAGTATTAGTTCCAGTCAAATCAGTATTTGTTACTCCTGTAGGAGAGTCTAAAGCTTGTCCCTTAGCAACATTTATCAAATTTTGTATTTTTGTTGCTGCTCCTGCTGCAGTAACATCTATAGCTGAAATCTGCGTAATAAGTTTATTTCCAAGATCTGGATTTGCAGACGCAATAGCAAAAAGATCTAATTTTTCCTTTGTCTTATCAAAAGATTTTGCTCCCTTTAGTGCTTTTGCTGATAGACCTTCAATCTTAGCTCCTGCGCCAGCGGCTCTTGGACCTATAGTCTTTAGAACTTGGGCCATAACCTCACCCTTGGCAGAAGACTTTCCAAGTTCTGTTTGGATAGTCTTCATCGTTGCCGTAAAGTTTGCCTTAGACATAGACTTATTTCCAAATTGTCCAATAGCACTATTTAGGTTATCTGTGACTGTATTAGTCTCACTAGTTATTCCAGCTGCTGTTTTAGCATATCCAGTATTATTCTTATCTAGATTTTTTAAATTATTTTGAATAATTGTTGGGCTATTTGCTTTTTGTAGTAACTTATATTGCGAAATGACACCAGTTGTGCCATTATCTAAGGCACCAGCTAGTTTGATTTTAGTCGCCAGGGCATCTTTATTGCCTGGATCCTTTTTCAAAACTTCTCTTGCTGCGGCAAGGTCTGCTTGAGCTTTTGGTAATAGGGTTTTATTTACTTCAGAAAGTTTTACATCTTTTCCAGCTATTGTTGTTACTACTGGATCTGCAACTTTTTTACGAGCACTATTTCTTAATGCAACATCTTTGGCAGATACCCCACTAATAGCATCTGTTATTTCTTTACCTAAAGCAGCTCGTCCCTTTTTAGTATTAATATCTACACTGGCAAAATCAAGCTTTAGGTCAGTTTGTCCTGCCTTTATCTTTATGGCATTAATCATGGAATTGATAGTTTTTTCATCAAATCCTGCGCCCTTTAACTTATTCGCATATTGCGCTAAGAAATCCGTTGCTGCACTATTAGACATAGACTTTATGTTACCAATTAGTCCGCTAATAGCAGACTTACTATCCTTAAATTCTGCACTATTTAGAAGTATGTTAACATCGCTAGCCTGTTTAGCCCCAATTCCTGCAGACAATGCAGTCTTTGTAACAGCGGATCTATCGTTTCCTGGAGTAATACCAGCTAGTCTGCCTAGCTCACCCATGGCTTTGTTAGCATTATCATGTGCGGTTACAGAATTATTTATTCTATCAATTTCACGCTTTTTAGCATCATTAGCTTGATTATTTAGAGCTACTGCTATGGCAATACCTCCAGCAAGCAAAGCTAGTACAGCTACAACTGGAAGAGCAGCCATAACCATTTCACCAGTAAGGGCTAGAGTAGAAATACCCAGAGCTGAAAATAATGGTGGAAGCATTGATGCAATACTTATAAATGGCAATAGGCTTTGCATAAAGCCACCAATAGGTCCAGGCATCATTGATAGAGCAAATGTTGCTGCTGTAGCAGCTCCACCAATCTTTGCCAAACTTCCAGAAGTCTTATTAAGTACCTTCTCGTCTAAGAATGCTGCACCCTTTGCTTTACCTGCTGCATAACGTTCTGATATGGCCCCTCTAGCGTTTGACGCTTTTTCTGCTAGAGAATTTTTCATCTCTGTTAGTCGTTGGCCAATAGGCATTCTTGCTACTGTTTGTCCAGGAAGTAATGGCCCCTCCTGTCCATAAGGAACCTTCTTTTGCTTGCTGCCTGCCATGTAACTACCTTCGGCAATAGCATCAGCTATCTTCTTACCCTTAGCTGCTATGATTCCAGAAGATATCTCTGCGGCAATACCCTTGTCTAATCCTAGAGATACTGCTCCAGCTATTTTATATCCACCAGCATTATATTCCTCTAATGCGGCTGCAATTATTTTTTGATTTCCAGAGGTAACTACTGCAGCAATGGCTCCATTGCCACCCTTAAGTGCTTCAATATAATCAAAGCCCATCTTTTGTCCAGCTACAACTAGTTGTTGTGAATCATCAATTAAACCAGTCTTTACAGCCTCTACAGCTTTTTCTCCACCAATCTTAAAAATGTTTTTTAACTGCTCAAAGATAGATTTGGCTTCATTAGAAATCATTCTACCTTCATTAGCAAGATTACTTGGAGCTGCAGCCACTGAAGACTTTAGTCTTTCAATAAATGGTGAGGCAACTCTACCAGGCTTAGATGCTGATTTAATTCTAGATTGAGAGTAATTGGCTTCTACAGCACCCTCTGGCCCCATAGATGAAGTTTTCTCTATAGCCTGAGTTTGCTTATGTTCTGTAACAGTAGACTCTTTAATAGCTACAGTATCTTCTTCAATAGCCTTTACTTGTTTATCAACAGCGTCTTTCTTTTTCTTTGTATTAGCTTTAGTATCTTTTACCTCTACTAATTCTGCTGCTGCCAATTGGGCATGGAAATCATCTTTATTCTCAAGTCTGCTGAGTCTCTGTGCTTCTTTTGGATTCTGCTTTTCTAATGATTCATATTTATTTTTTTCTGATCGAGACATTTTTCGACCAGTTTTTACTGGGGTATTTGATACTCCAGTAGTTTCTTCAGCCCCCAAGATATACTGTTCATTTTTATCTAGATAGGATCCTGCATCAAGATTGGTTCTATCGTAGCCAGACCTTCTACTATTTTCTTTTTTAGACTGTACAGTATGTACTTCAGACATACTGTCGTAAGCCTCTTTAGCTTTGCCCTTTTGTTTTCCGACAACTTTTTTATAGACCTCATCCATAACTCTGTCGAACTCTTCGCCAGTAATTCTAGCATCATCTGCAAACTTACCAAAAGCATCTTTTGTAGCTTTATCAAGCATCGCTACAGTGTGTTTAATCTCTTCCTCGGTTGCACCAGCATCCTTCATCTGAGCAATCATCGGTGCATGCATGTTTTGGCCTCTATAGGCCACTTCTTCTTTAACCTTTAGAGCATCTACTGAACCTGCATTTTTACCCTTTGTTTGGCCAAGGGCATTGTTAATTTCTTTACTAAAAAGAACTACCTTATTTGTAAAAGTCTTAAACGGTACATCCAAAACTTCTTCTGTGGATACCCCTAGAATCTTTGCCTGAGTTTCTAGCATAGCCTTTGTTCTTGCTACAGCTGCTTCACCTCTTGATTCAGCCTGTGCCTGTAACTGCCTACCAGTCATTTCTGGACCAGCGTTTCCAAAGTGTGTTAGCTCTGCAGCACCCTTAAAGTATTTAAAGGTTTGCTCTTCGCCAGCAGTGCCACCATTTACATATCCTGGTACATTTACCTTTTTACCAGAAAGTAGAGCACCAACAAGTGCTGGATTTTTTCTTACAGTTTCTACAGAAAGAACTACTTCGCCATTAGAAAGATTTGCAGGAACGGAATCAGATGTTGATGTGCCAGGCCCACGAACAACTCCACCAGTAGCAAATCCCTTTGCTGCTCTAGCACCTGCAACGGGTGGCATACCAAGACCAGATTGGGCGATAATAGCACGTTCATAGGCACTAGTTAAAAGATTTACAGACTCAGTTTCGGCTGTAAATGTTTGAACTAGAGTTGAGTGAATTTGATCAAGGGAGGCTGCAACGGCCTCTGCCTTAATTTGTTCTTCTGTTAGATAATTAGTTGCTTCTCCAAGAACCTTTGATGATGAGGCTGTCTTTGAGAAAAAGTTCCTTACTCCAGCAAAAAATTTAATTATATTGGCAGCACCATTAGCAACAAGACCAGTTACCATTAGAAGAACTGGAACTAATCCACCTAGGATAGCAGCTCCAACTACTACAAAGTTCTTAAACTGATCGCTCATTCCATTGAAGCCGTCAAGTATCTTAGATACAAATCCAATAACTGGTGTAACTGCCTTTAAGAATGCTTCTCCGACAGGAGCAAGCTTAAGTTGAAGGTCTGCCATTGCTTTTTGGAACTTATACATTGGCGATGATGAAATCTTATCTAGTTCTTTTCTAGATATAGCAGCAAGTTGAATTGCTGACATAGACGCAAGACCAGCCACCTTTGTAGCTTGGCTTCCCTGGTCAGTTACGTTCTTTAGAAGTGTTGAGATACGTGCAAATTGGAACTTTCCAAACATCATCTCAATAGCACGAGCACGGTTAAGTGGATCTATCTTATCTAATGCAGTTGCAAAATCTACTACAGTCTTCTTTAGGTTTCCCTTATCCTGTTCAACAATGCCCTTAACATTTACGCCGAAGCCAGCTAAGAAGTTAGAGGCTGTTTTGGTTGGATTAATTAATGCTGACAGGCCAGACTTTAGAGCGTTAGCTCCCTCAGATGCATTAATTCCACCTTCCTTCATAGCCGTTAGGAAGAAGGTTAGATCCTCTACGCTACCACCTAGCTGCTTAACAACTGGTGCTGCCTTTGGAATGGCAGTAGTCATATCCTCAATGCTTAGAACTGTTTGGTTTTCTACTGCGTTAAGGAAGTCTATTTTCCCAGCAAGTTGATCAGCTGATATGCCGAAAGCGTTGGTTAGGGAGATAGTTGTATCTAAGGCAGTATTCTGATCTACTCCACCTAGAGCAGCTAATTTAGTAGCCTGTCCTACTTGAGCTAAAAGATCTACACCAGTTTTACCCATAGCAGCAGCTTTAGCAGCCATAGCCATAGTGTCTGCAACTGCAATTCCATACTTAGTGTACTCTGTTGCAAGATTTTGAATAGACTTAACCATTTGGTTAGTCTCTTGGACGCTAGTACTTAGATCTCCATATACACGACGGATATTTACAGATGCCTGTTCAATCTGCATATAGGCTTTAGCAGCAGCAGTTCCAGCCATTACTAATGGAATAGTAAAACCAACCATAAGCTGACGACCAGCCCATTGGGTATTTTTACCAAAGTTTAAGAGGTTTGTTGAACCTTGCTCAATTAGCTGATTAAATATCTGCTGCTTTTGAGCAGCAATAGCTGTCTTTGTTGCTAGATTATCCATATCAAGCATTAGTGGGCGTACTGCAATTGCCTTCATGGCACCGTTTGCATCACGGCCTAGCTTAATATATTGGGTCTGTAGACTCTTTACTCTTTCACGAGCAACCTTATCTACTACGTTCATTTCGGTCTGGAATGCTCCACCGAAAGATTTTGTTGCAGCTATAGAATATCTAAAATATTGACCAAGTGAAAGTTTGTTTTTTTCTAATGCTGTAGTAAAAGACTCTGTAGTTGTCTTAATGTTCTTGATCTCAGCAGAGAACATTCTTGTAGCATTTAGGTTATTTATTAAATTTTGTTGCTGCTTAGCAGCTGCACTTACCTGGGTTGCTGTACCCCTATTGAGTTCTTGCTGAACGGCTGATATTTCCCGTTGTAAATTTTTGATAGCTGATATAGCACCAGACGTATCTACGTTTACATTAATATTGGACTGAATATCAGCCATCCAGAAGCACCCTCTTTTTAATTATTATGCAAGGTTATTGAGGAGGTCTGTATCTCCAAGCTTAATGCCTGAAGCCTCTTCAACAATCTTATAAACTGTAGGAAGATCTATACGGTCTTCCAAATCTGCAGCAACAGCTAGTTTTTCATCATACTGCTCTAGTGCAATCTTTACACACTCTAGAAGAATGTCAAGAGACTTGTCGTTATCTTCTGCTACTGGAGCAATCTCTTCAAACTTCTTCATAAACTTTCTTAGAAGTGATAGCTTTAGTGGACGTGCCTGAATCTTTGTTCCATCTAGGAATGTGATGGTCTTTTCTTCATTAACTGTAGTTGTCATATTATTTTCCTCCTTGTAAGGTTATATCAATTATAACATAGATACTTTTATTTTTCGACTAGGTTCTCATAACTGAGGCCCATGCCAATACCAAATCCAGCCTTTTGAGCATTTACACCTTGTAGTGATACAACATCATTTGAATTAGTTGCTGTTCCACCACTAAATACTCTAGCCTTCATGTCTTCCCACTTCTTTTGTGGACTATCTTCTTCATCAGCATCATCTAGGTCTACCCCCTGAATTGCTGCCAAGAATTTCTTTTCTTGATGATCTAATTCTCTTTTTGCTGAAAGTGTTGCTATAAGTTCTGGCATAGATAGAGATATCTCAAGTTCTTCATAATCTTTCCATATGCCTAGGAGAAAGACTTCTGATTCTAATTTTGCCAGGTCTAAAGTTTCCCAAGATGATTTATCGTCATTATTACTGGAAGGTTTTTCTGGTTCTAAATCATCTACCTCAGTGCCTAGCTTTATCCCTGCAGATATATTTAATATTCTATAGATGGTTGGTAGATTTACACTATCTTCTAAATCATCAATCGTATTAATTCTAGGGCAATATTGTTGCATTGCAATCAGGATACATCTAGATAATGCAGACATTATATCGTCTTCAGATATAGCATTTTTAACAGTATCGAACTCTGACATAAATTGTCTTAGATACTTTATCTTTAGTGGTGTGAGATATAAACTAGTACCGTCAATTAATCGGATAGTTTCACTCTTATATATTTCTGTAGCCATATAATTCTATTGTACAGTAAAACAAAACCGCCCACCCAGAAAACTGGGCAGGCGGCTTCTATTCAATTATTATTTAGTTATTAGCTAACTAGTGAGATTGTACGGTCTACAATCTTACCATATGAAGCTGAGTTGTTAGGTAGCAAACGGAATGAAACAGCAAACTCAGTTGCTGCGTCACGCTTAGCTGATACGTTAACTGTTTCGATTGATAGTGCCTTGTAAGCGACGTAAATACGCTCAATTGCATTACCAGCCTTGCAGTCACCAGTACCTGGACCAACTGCTACTAGACCACGCTCAACTGGACATTCTCCAATGTCACCAGCTGATAGGTTTAGCACGTCGTTTCCAGCAAACTTAGTTCCGCTAGCTGCGATGTCTAGATCAGTTGCCTTGCCTGCAAGTGAGAACAATAGGTTCTCAAGAGTTGCCTCTGCGAAGGTTGTCTTTAGGTTAACCTTCATACCCTGCTTGTAAAGCTTAGCTACGTCTAGCATCTGGTCAACCTTAACCTCACCGAAGTCAGGGTTAAAGTCAAGTTCTAGTCCGTTGCTGGTATAACCAACGTTACGGAAGTCAGCACCAAGCTCAGAGTCCGATAGGGTCTCCTTGAATGATACGTCTTCTACCAGACTAGGTAGGTTAGCATCTGTTAGGAAGCTGTCTGCTCCTGGGGTCTGTGGATCATATGTGAAAAGTGCAGCTGCACCAACGATGATCTGTGAACTATTACCACGTGTATATGCCATAATTTTTTCACCTCTTTCTTTTAGGATAAAATAGGCGTGTTTCCTCAAAACTAAGTATACCAGCCTTTTTGGTATTTAAGATTTATGCCAGTCGTAATCTATAATAAGTTTATTACCAGCAAAGGTTCTGGCAGTTGCAAAGTTTACAACATCTCTAGTTTCCTGCAATTGATATATTTTAATGTTATGAAAATATGGTAGAAGGAAATCTTCGCCATCTAAAGTGATTTTATTTTTTGTTTCAGTTAGTCCTGTGACTGGATCTGTTACCTGTATTGTTCCAGAAGCATGACTTGCAATCCAAGCATTTAAATCTTGTGCAGAATCATCGCCCCTATCAAGTAGATCCTGGATGTGCTGTGTCATCTCAATAAGGTTAACTACAGCATTATCGGTAAGTGCAAAGAAATAGTATAGCACTTGCTCTGACTTAATGTATGGGAATGGTGTTTTACGCATTCTAAACATTCTGTCATATATAGCTGCCTGACCATTAAATCTAAATTTATCATTTGTATTATATAGGCTGTCTATAGTGAATCCTTCAGCTACCGCTGCAAGGTCGCTAGGCATTGTAGGGTACATTGGAACTGCACCAAATATTGGACCTAGCTTTTGCTGTAGATAAGCATTAATTAGTTTGGGTGGATAGTAGATTGCCATTATTCTATTATACCTCTTTTAGATATCCATTCGTATCCAGTCTTAAATCCAACTGATGTTCCCCCACGAATTCCAGATGCTAAGTTTTTCTTAAATTCAACTGGATGTTCTAAGTGAGAAAATATTCCTGAAGATCTTATATATGCTTGAGTAAAATAGCTATTAAAGAATTCATTGAAGATCTTTTCGTAACCACCCTGTGCATCTGGCCCACCTGGATCTGTAACTGTTATTGGCCCCTTTGTAAAAATTGGTTGACCATCAATCTCGAACTCTAGTACTGGCGACTTAGTTGGATAGATAGTAACTGGGACCCCCTCCTCCATGATTCTAGCTTTATCATAGAAGGGCACATTTGAACCATTTTTAATTGAAGATGATTGTCTAAATCCAGATATTATTCTAGCTCCACCATTTGAAGTTTCACATCTTAAAGTAAATAATCTGGCTTCTGGACTGCCAGTCTGATACCACTCATACATGTGACTAAGCATTGCAGGATTTACTTTAGCATTAGAGTCGATATATTGCTTTAATGCATCAATTGCTGAATAAGCAAAGTTTTCAACTAGATTCTTTTTACCAGCTTTTGCACCTTCGAAAAATCCAGTAGAATAATTTACAAGATTTTCCATATCTTTAAAAAAATTTTTATAGTCGAAGATTATATCCATTAGATGTCAGCTGCCTGGTTATCTGATCTAGCTACTACTAATTTAAAATACTCAGTTGATCCAAATGCTCCAACAATTGGAGTAAAGGTAGCAATTTCAAATATTGTAGACTTACCAGATCTGATACCAGAAGATTCATTATAAACTATACTTCCATTGACATCTCTAACGTTTGCAATAATAATGTCAGTCATAGGGACTGGATTATCTCTTGTAGAAGATAGAATATCTGTTCTAGTTCTTCCTACAAGGTTGCTATCAATAGTTATGTTTGGGTTAGTCTGAATTTGCTGAGCATACTTTCTACCAGCTGGATTTAAGGCTAGAGCAATTGTACGGTCTAGTATCCATTGCTTTTTTACGTTTCCATATCCAGTAACTTCGACTATTGGATAAAATACATCTGCTAAAAGAGGATATATGAAATCTGTTGTTTCGCAAATAGCCATTAGATGACTCCGATTTTGAGGATTCCTCTAGTATACTTATCTAACATCTTGTCTACCATTAGGTTTCCAGTACCGTTTATCTGGGCACCATCAAATTTAATTGTAAATTGATCAGTGTCATACTCTGAAACATAGCGTTGGTAGTAGTCTAGCTTTCCACACTTAATATCATTAATCAAGATAGTTGTAGCACGTTCTACATCTGGTGGAATTACACGGAATCCTTCATCTAGTACAAATAGGTAGTCGTAACCTAATCTAAATGCTCCACCATCTGGACGTTCGTATGGGAACTGAATGTCTCCTCTAGAAATTGGAAGAGATAGATCTGGAAGGGTTTGTGAAATCCTATTGTACTCTGTAGTAGCCACCTTTTGAATAGCTGAGTTATCTAGAGTAACGCTAAATGCATATGGCCATACTCTGAGTGCTGTACCTAGTTGATTATTAGTATATGAAATAGTTGTATCAATACTTGAATATTTTAGGTTAATTCTAAAGTTATAGGCATCGATTGCCTCTGTAATTATATATGTTCCAGAAATTCCATGTAATGGTAAACTAATTGATACCTGATCTCCAACTACATAGTTTGGCATTGCAGTTGTTGCAACATTAAATCCAATATCAGTATTGCCATTAAATGTATCGTCATAGAAGCTATATAACGGAACTGTCACATCTTGACCATTATAAATTAAAATGTTATTTTCATATACCTTAAGTACACGGTTAGCCATTCTCCAAATTGGCATATAGTCTGTTCCAGTACCCTGGGCCTGGACGATAGACTTGTGGTTGTAAAAACCATCATTAATATATGTATCAATTATTGATCTAGCAATAACTTCATACATCTTATATTCTTTTATTTCTGAAGCTGTCTCACCTAAGTTTGCTGGATTAACATATGGCCTAATAACATTTAGACTATCTTCATAAAGAATGTGCTGATGCTCTGCATCGTAAAAACGAATTAAGAATTCACGGTCGAAGTCAACCTTAGTCAATGGTAGCTGATAAAGAACTATTCCATTTGCGTCTGATGTAATTACTGTTTCTTCAATAGAGTGGTCCACCAAATCCTCAACATAGACGATATAGCCATAGTTGGCATCTGGTAAATTCCATGTTGTGACAATAGGATATGGTGGAACCCTCATTACTTCCATGTTAGCCTAGGTATCCCTTAGCTACTTCTTCTGGAGTTGCAAGTCTTACGTGATTTCTAATAAGCCATTGCTCTGCCTGAGCTTTTGGAAGAATATTGTATCCACGAATAACGCTTCCAACACCTTGCCAAGTTACATTTCTAGTAGAGTGAATAGCTACTGTCTCGCCATTTGTCTCTACAGTCTTAACAGCGATCTTTTCCTGTTCAACTTCTTCCTTTGAAAAAGTAGTAGATCCCATAGCTCCGTTTCCAACAATTCCAAGGCCAGGCTTTGGAGTTTCTTTTGGAATGGTGATTACATCTGCTTCTATAGCAGGAGCTTCCTCAATCTTTACAGCAGGAACCTCTTCAACCTTCTCGGCCTTCTTAGTTTCCTTGATCTTTGTTTTTTGTTCTTCTGCAGCTTCTTTGTACTGCTCGACTAGCTGCTCTACAGCAGCTCCCTCTGTTAGAGTAGCAGTTACTGACTCTTCATTATTTAGTTCTTCTGACATGAATAACCTCCTAGCTTAAATTATACCAGATATTAAAAGTAAAAGAGGGTAGGGAACTTAATCCCTACCCTCCTTAAAAGGAACTGTTGCAGACTAGCTGTCTGAAGCAGCATCTGCGAACGCAATAGCGTCCTCTTCTTCCCACTGAACACCGAAACGTACGAATACGGTATACTCAATGGTGTCCTTCTTTGGCTTGTACTCACGGTTAACAGTGATGT